ATCTGAATAGTACCTTACGTCTTGGGGTGAGGTTACTAGCTTGAAGTCTCTGACATCATTTGCTGGTGACCTCACGGTCATTTTCCAGGCCCCATAACTACTTAGTGTTAACACTATTTTAGTCATCGGGTCTCCCATCATAATGCCTCTATAATTAGAGAAGATCACCGAGTCGCCATCTATGATGCCGTCGATTTCTTCTCTATGTATAGCTGCTTTTATCAGCCGTTTCTCGTACCCTTTGGTTTTCAATGAAAGCCTTTTAGGGGTAGTCAGAAGAGCGGCTGCATTCTTGAGATAATCTCTTTCGCCCTTATTAAGGGCTCCCTGAGAGAAAAGCTCATTTATTAGACCATTCAGCAGACCGAAACCTGTTTCGTGCGCTGCCCTATCGGTGGCCGACGTCATATCGCTTGTCGAGATGAAGTCAGCCATGTTTGGCTCTAATTTGTATTCTTGTGAGAATCTGAACAACCCGTTCGACTCACTCAAGCCTACTCGGCACGCAGGAAGAGTTTCAAGAAACCCTCTTAGCGTGTGAGCCGCAGGCGAGAGAAAGACATTTAACCACGTCTCTGACGAAGTTACAGGTCTGATCTTGTTCCCCGGTTCTTTGACAACCGACACTCGTCCTATAGGATAAGTTGACGGTTTGTCCATATCATACTTAGCCATGAAATTCTTGTATTTCAGTGTAGACCACTGGAACATAAGAGTTCCTAGCCGGGCATCTATGCCCAGAGCGAACGCAGGCGTTCCCTCTGGCAAGTACCCGGGAGTTATACCCTCACCGAAGACCCCCTCAAGAGGTGAGTCTAAGTAAGCAACTCGCCAAGTCTCGTGATGAGCGAATTCGTTTGAGCATACGATTTTATCGTACGCGTCAACCCATTCGTCATCCTTCATTTCGAAATTCTCGTATATGGGCTTCCTGAGGAATTCATTGAATTCCCCTTCGGAGTAAGTTTTCCACTTACCCCCTTCAGCTCTTCCATATTCGATACAGCTAGAAGATGAGAAAGAACTATGATAGTCCTTCTTCATCTCTGCGATTTCTTTAAACGTTTTGTCGATTCGACTGGCTTCGGTTTGCATGTTAAAACATACATCCTGTCCCACCATCTTTCCGACTTCTCTACACCCCAAATATAAGTCCTTTTCCCAGACGACCGAGCTCTCGGTCTTCTTTTGAAATTGACTCCTTGGAATCCATTGTTGTCGAGGCTCGAGCGTCTCTTTGACCGTATACGGTTTAGAGAGACCCTTGATGTAATCGACAACTTTCTCCGACGTGGCTTCTTTGCTTGGTAACGGTAACAATCTTGTCTGTGACAAGATGCTAACGTACCAGAATTTGTCCAAGTCTTCAAACTTTCCTTCTTTCTTCATCTTATCGATATATATATCAATAAATTTTAGAATGTTGGATTGGTTTTCGTTTTCCGGAACTGTAGAAGACCGTTGAACCTTGTTCTCCGTAATCTTGTTACACACTATCGTCATAGACTTCTTGAAGTCTTTGAGAATAGCATCCAGTGAACCTTTTCGGTAGACTTCGCCAAACAAGTATTTGGCGAAGTTCACCGAGTTTTCACATTCGAACCCAAAGGCGATTATCATCATGATGATGATCCCCCTTAAGGTCAGGATAACCTTCGAGTCTCTACATGTAGAGATATTCTCTAGGATTTCCTGAGTTCCTGCGGAATTTTCGCTTGCTCCGTAAGCAAGACGGAATTTCCG